TATTTAGCAAATCTCATTCTGGATTATATAAACTATAAGTTAGTGTTAACTCATCATTAGGCATAATATCTTTTGTTGTTTTTAAATACCATTTATTATTTACCTGTGTTCTAACACAATTAGATTGCTTGGCGTGATTAATAAAAGCACCTAGTGGTAATCTATATAGTATATCATCAACTTCAATGTGTGATATACCTAACTCGGTATCTTTCTTAATCTCTCTTGTAGCGAACAAACCTAAACCATCAATAAAACTAGGTTTAATAGTACAAAAAATAGGTAGAGGATTATAAGCCATTATCTTCCTTTTGTCTTTTTAATTTAGTCTGAACGCTTACAGCAAGTTGTCTAGTTGAGTTATGAGAAACAACATAAGATTTATTTTGTTCTCTAAATGCTAAAAAATCATCATACTTTTTCTTAGCATAAGCCACTAACTTATTAGTTTCTAATTCTGTAAGTCTAGTATTGACACTATGTTGATGAACTTTAACTTGATTAGTAAGCTGATTTAATTTTAAATTAACCTCGTGATGTAGTCTATTTAATTCTTTAAGCTGTTCGGCAATCAGTTGTAATTCATAAGAATGATTGACAGGCTTATCTACGGGTTTCTTTTTAATCTTATTGTATGCGTGTTCTTTTATATCTTTTTTAGTTGTTGCTATAGATACAACATCTGCTGCATTATAGGCTTTAACATAAGTATTAGATGAACCAACAACACCATAACTACTACCCAATAGCATAACATCAGCACAGCTAGTCAAAGATATAAATAGTAATATTGATAAAAATAATCTCATTAATCGTAATAGCTTTCTTGTAAAGTATCTTTGTTAATATTATACTTATCTATAAGTTTCATAGCTAATTCAAACTTACCTTTTTCTCTACATTTTTTAAGTATAGATTTTAATTGAAATATTTTATCTGTTCTTGATTTATTTTTAGTGTCCATTTGCAGCTCCTGTATACCTATGATTTGTTTTAATGTGTCTATCTCTTTCTTTTGTGATTCAATAATAACTTCTAAATCAGAAGAAACATTTTTAGAAATTCTCAATTTCTTTCTTAATGCTTTTATCTTACCCTCGTAATCTATAAACATATCTGTATCTGTCATTTTAATACCTCTATTTTTTTTACTACTGAACGTGGAAATACTGTTATTGTGCCAATAGATAATTTATCATTGTCATAAGAATAAGATGTAAATATTTTAATCATCTTTTTATCTTTGCTATATAAGTAGCCGGTATCTTCACACCAACTATAACATAGTTTATCAACATCAGATAAATCTTCAAACCATTCTGGGTTAGTAACAATATCTTGCCAAATAATTTTAACTCTTTTGTATTTAAATTTAGGTTTAGATGAAGTCATAAAAATCATTCGGTTGCACTTGTTTATCTGTACCTAAATATATTTTTTTCATCTCTTCTTTTCTGGGTATGCGTTGACCCTCTTTGTATCGCCATACGTTTGTACTTGGATTGATATTTACAATACCAAACTTCCTAGCTGTATCGCTACAACTTAGTTTATTTTTCTTCATCCATTCTGATAGTTTCATTGTTTCCTTTTTGTTGTGATTTGTATAACCAATAAGGTATTGTTATCCACAAGTCAATATTTATATAGACATAGTGGAAAACTATATATATAAGCAAATAAAACAACTATGAAATCAAAAGAAATAGATAAAGCATTTTCAATTTTTAATGGCGGTAAAGGATTGGATCATTGGTCTTATTCATCTACCTCTACACCCTTTGCTAAAAATTTAATTAACTATACATTTTCACAAGAGATTAGAAGAACATTTGCATTTAGATATAAAGCTAACTTTGGAAATTTAGTCAACAATACTGTCCAAAGATTAATTGGAAATACAATTTGGAAAACAGAAAAAAAAGCGATGACGGAGTGGGATAGAGATTACAAAGTATCTTTTGAAAAAGAACTAGAATACATAAATCAAAAACCACCCGTAGATGACAAAGATGCTTACGCAAAAGAAAAGATGATAGACTTTGCTCACGATTGCATCGGAGTTACTAAAAAAGTGGTGCAAGATATTACCGGTAAGAAAGATTTAGAATGTGAACGACACGTTAGAAAAAAAGAAATGACAATGATTAAAGATATTCTGGGTAAAATAGATTATGAAACAGATGATTGTATAATTGAATTAAAGACGAAGCCACCTAACATTAGAAAAATTAAAAACAAAGAAGAATGGTCTATGAGTAGTCAAGCATTACCCATTGAACCAACTATAGAAAATTTAACTCAAACTGCTTTTTATTATATGTGTGCAAAGAAGAAACCTTTTTTGGTTTACACGAATGATAAAGAACATATTATCTTTGACGACAAACACGAGTTAATGCGTACCGACCATTTAGAGTTTCTATACTTTAAAATGGTAGAGAAGATTTTATTGTGGGAAAGAATGATTATGTTTTGTAAGGGTAATCTGTCTGAACTTGCATTAATGTGTGAGCCACCAGACTTAAATCATTATTTTTATTATAAAGATTTAGCCACAGAACAGACACAATTAATTAGTAAGCTTTGGGGAATTAATAATAACAACTAACAGAAAAGGAGAACTATGTCTTGGCTAGTATATAAAACAAAAGTTGTTGCAACATACACTTTTATTTATGCACAAAAAGTTTGGGGTCTATTACCATTCTAATAATAAAAAATAACAAAAGGAAACAATGAAGAAAAACATATATCAAAAACTACACTCAGCTTGTTTACAAGCGGGTGCAGTAAAGAAAGCAGATAAGGTAAAAGGGATGCACTTTAATCCCTTATTACACGATGCTGTACAAGAAGTTGCTACACAAGCATTACTCGATAATAACTTGTATGTAACTTGTAATTACTTAACTGAAGTTGTAGACGCAAGAGATATGGTTATGGTGGTGTGTACTATGAAAGTACACGACATTGATGACCCTACAAGTTTCGTTATGGTTGACGGATGTGCAGCAATGGGAGCAATCGATAAGTTTGGTACAGGTAACGCTATGTCTTACTCTCGAAAATACGCTTTCTTAAATCTGTTAAATTTAAAGACAGGTATAAAAGATGAAGATGGTTATCAACCTAAATCATTTAATAAAATTTCTAAGGAGCAATCCAAAGAAACAAGTCCAGTTTATCTTGATGATAATGTGGATGCCGAAGAGATAAAGGAGTACATTCAGTTAGCGAAAAACTCTAAACAGTTTTACAGCATAGCTGATAGATATAAAAATCAACTTCAATATCTTATGAAAAACAATTCTAAAGCATACAAGCAAATCAAAAAGATTGCTGATGCCAAAGAATTGCAATTAAATAATAACGTGCAACAATAAAGTTGCAGATAACAAAAGGAAAAAATGGAAGAAGCAATATGGGTTAATGTAATACCCAACGATAAAAAGACAGAAGAGAAGCACCCTGATTGGGTAGCACCTAAAAATCCTAAATCTCCAGAAGGAAAAAACTGGACAATAGGAGTTAAAGTAGGTGGTTCTTGGTATAGTCAAGCTGGATGGAACACTAAAGACGAAAGTGGTCAACCAACTGGTGGTATTACAATTAAACTTACACCTAATGCAGCAAGTGGTACAAGTGGTGGTGGCGGACAATCGTTCACACCACAAAAAACATTTGCTAAAAAACCAGCATTTGGTACAAATAATCAATCAAGGTTCTAAAAAAACTTTGACATCTTTGTGGCGGGTTTTAGTCATTACCCTTGACTTTTTTATTAGTTGTTTTCCCCGCCACGAAGACCTTTTTTAATTTATGAGTAAAGTAATAAAAAATATACCAAAAAAAAACATAGTTATTATGTCTAAAAATAAATTACAGAAACAAATTGGTGGCTCACATTACAAAGATAATTTTAAAATCCAACCTATAGAATACATACAAGCTAATCGTATGGAATTTGCTGAAGGATGTGTTATTAAATATGTGTCGAGACATTCGTTTAAAAATGGCAAAGAGGATATACTAAAAGCAATACAAAACCTAGAGTTTATATTAGAAAGAGATTACAATGATTGACAAAAAGGAAAAATCTTATATAAGAACAAGATATGGAGACGCAAACTTTAAATATGTAGAAAGTTTTGATTCCGTAGAGAAAGCTGCCGACCCTTCAAATGAAGGTAAGTTAGTAGAAGTAGTGGTCAACGAAATTAAATGGGATCACACAAAAGTGAAGGAGCATGATGGAAGACATCAAAGTGCGACTACAGAAGCTGATGGACAAACAGCAAAAGAAAAGTGAGTTGTATGTTCAAACAGTACAGAAAGCTAATAAATTAAAAGCTGAAAGTTACAGTTTATATTTAGAAGTTTCGAAATGTAGAGAGCAGTTAATGACACACAGATAGTCATTAATTAAAGATTTATAAAAACAACAATAAGTTGTGCAAACAACAGAAGGGTACTTTACGCAAATGAAAACTATCACACAATTAAAACAAGCTATGAAAGCTCCTATGTATCGGGAACTAACAGAGAGAGAACTTATTATTTATAAGACAGGATTTAAAAATGGTTTCCGTATGTCATTGCAACAAAACAAAGCAAAGATAGAAGGCGAACTATTTAGATTAAAATTAAAACAAGAAAAAATAGAAAGTAAAAAAGATAAATTACCTACTGAAAGAAAAGCAATACCTCTCAATGTATTTAATGCAGTAGTTAATAAAATATGTGTGAGATATGAAATGCCAAGAGATGAGTTGCTTGGTGTTAGAAGGTATGAACATTTAGTTAGAGCAAGAACGATTATGATTAATCTAATGCTTGAAGTTTATGGTGTATCTTTATCTGAATTAGGAAGATTATTAAATATAGATCACTCAACTGTTATTCATCATCGTAGATTAAAATATATGGGTCAAAGATTTTGGTCTAAAGACAAAACAATACACGAAGAATTTAAAGAGTTAAAAGAACAATTAGAGTTGTAGGTTTTGCCACTCTTTATATTGTTTTAAATATTCATCGAAGCAACTATGTTCATTTGCTCTATGTTTTTCACAAAAGTAATCTTTGTTAGCATTAATAATCCAACCACCTTCATCAGACATTAATTCTTTGTTGCACATTAAACAATTACCACAATGTATTTGAAGTTTTTTACGAGACTTGACCCAAGTTTTTTTTCTTACCATTTTTTACAAGACCAGTATCTAGCTGTGAGCTTACTGGTTGCAGAATCACATCGGTGTCTAGCTCTAAAAGATTTACGTCTAGCGGGTTGATCTTTTTTAATAGTCATATTAGCATCGCCATATCTAATAAGTTTTACTTGATCGCCTACCTTTGCTAATACCGCAAACTTTTTAGTTTTAGTTCTAGCATTTTTAGGTTTATTGTAACCCGAAAATTTTTCTCCTCTATAATCTATAGCCATAATCGTTTATAATATTTTTTATCGTATAAGACAACTTTCCATTTATCTTTTTTTTTAAATTGATTTCTTACTCCGTATTCTGTAGCTTCTTTTTCTGTCTCCCATATCTCATTGGTAAACAAACTCCAATCATCATTACGTAACCACAGTATACAATACACTATTCTAGTATTAATGATTTGATAGATTTAGAACCATCAATATTTGTTTCAAGTGTTGCTTTAGATTTAATACATTTATAATCTATGTTAGCTTTGACTTGTCTTGTGGCTTCACGTTTATGTTTAAGACATACAGACATAGACTCTTGTATTCTGTGTTCTTTAATATCTGGTCCTATAAACATAAGAAGTGCTACAATCTCTGCTATCATTAGTGTCCGTTCCCGTTCTTTCTAACTTTATCTTTTAACTTCTCTACATCAGCTAGTGTCTTTTCTAACTGTTGTTTTAAAAATTCTATATTAACTTTGTTAGTCATATTCTGTTCTTGGTTTTTAATTAACTTTTCTACATCTTCAAAGACAGCTTCTAATAACATAAACTGTTCTTGATCTGTAGGTTTCTGCTCACTTTTTTTAAGTAAGTCTGCTTGGAATAATTCACGTGAAGTTTCTAATGATGTAAGTCTAGCAGTAACTTGTGTGTACGCAACAACACCCATAACCACACCAATAATTATTCCTACCATATTCTTAATTGGCATACTCACTTCTGTTTTGTCTGATAATTTTAGTGCCATAATTTAATGTCCTTGACCTCTATATTTTTTCCAAGATTTTTTTTTATGTTTATTCATAGATGAACTTTTAGGTCGTCTACCGAGACTAGTACTTTTTGCTATTCTTTCGTGTGGAGCTTTGTCTGCGTTGAACTTTTTTGCCATTCTTTTTTCCTGTTTGTTGTGATAATAAACTTACTTTTCTACTGTATTGTTGTGATGAATTAGTCATTATACTTTTCATTTATATTTTTTTTCCCATACTTGTTTTTGAGTTAAACCTTTTTCATCTTCTTTTAATTTTAATCTGTCATTTATTTTATTTATATCTATTTCTTCTACTAAAGCATATCTGTAAATTTTAGTATCAGAATTTTTCCATTGAAAATGTAAAAGGTATTTAGGTTGGTCGTAATTACTTAATAATCCCGGATCAAAAGCAGCTATTGTCATTTTTTAAATTTTTTTCCAGATAATAAATTAGTAACTGATATTCCGTAGTTACCACCTACCACTATAAATATTAAATAGAGATAGACTTCTGGTATATTCTTCAGCTGTTCAAAGTAAAACTCTACCTTTTGTAGCATAGCCATATCTCCCCAGAACGTAGCATAAGCAAGAATACCTAAAGGTGCTAGTATAAAAGCACCTAGTATTAAATCTAAAAATAAAGAGCCATTTCTTTTTGCTCTTTCATTTCCTGTTTCCATCTCTGCCAAAGCGATTGCGTGTTTTCTTTCGCTTTTCTCTTTACGTCTTTGCATAAAAGTTCCAGCAGCTTTAGACCCTATGTTGAATAATAATCTATATGGTATCATCTGTTCCTTTTATTTTTTCTTCTAGTTCCTTTATCTTGGCTAATGCCTTTTCTAAATCTGTAGTCGAAAATTCTAGTTTTTGCAAACATCTTTTATTGGCAGCATCTTTAGATTTTCCAGCATCTTCTAGCTCACTAATCTGCTGTTTTAAGATTCTAACTTGATCTTTATACTCGGTTATGATTTCGCTTGTGTCCATATTATTTGTTATAATATATTTTGACTCTAAGTTTTTTTTGTTCTGGAGTAAGACCTCTATTGATTAAACTTCCTGCTTTTCTTGTATATTTATCTTTTGGTATATAATCTGTTTTTCTATAGTTAGCTGATTTGACATCATACGCTTGATATTCACCGGTGTCTATATCTAAAACTACCATATCTATTGGACCTTTACCCATAGCAGGTACAAAGACAATCTTGTTGGGGTCTTTAGCAAAGTTAGCTTGTGCAATTAGTTCGTTATACAAACCAACAGAAGCTGT